AAGGTAACGCCCGCCGTCCTCCTCGATCTTCAGCGTGTTGCTGTTGCCGTATTTACCGCTCACAAGCACACCGTAGTTGTCGGGACGGAACTTGCTTATCAGGGCTTTCAACCGGCCCACACTGCCCGGGAGGCTGTGCCCGTACACCGGACGCCACTCCTCACTCGTGACAAGCAGAAGCTCCCAAAGGTTACGGCGGAAACCGGTCAGCTTGTTATTGGATGAACTCAAGCGTTTGAACTCTTCCATCAGCGCGTTCAGCACCGAAGCGTTCCAGGTGTATTCCTTCTTCACATCCTCGGGAAGGGCGACCAGCTCACCGTTCTTGTCGTAACGGTACTCCTCAAAAAAGCGCTCGGCCTTCTCGTCTTTCTTCACTATGTTACGGATCATTTCTTCTCGCATCTGTTTCTCGGGCTCGCCATGGCGCTCAACCCAACGTTTCTTGTATTTCTCGGGAAGGGAAGAATAGGAATACAGGGCTACATTGCCCTCGCCACCGCCACGGTTGATACTTTCGATGTTACCGCGACGGACATTTTGGTATAAAGTTATATACTTCATCACCGGATTATCTCCTGAAGTAAGCTCTTCACAGGTTACACACAGTATATTATTATAGTATTCCATTTTCCGTTCTGTTATCAGTCCTCCAAATCATTCAAAGGGACATGCCTCTTCAACAGCCGTACTGAAGCCCCAAAGTTCAGTACAACAAAAAGCGCCCAAAGCAAATTGTCTTCACTCACAGAAAATATCAGACAGAAATTCAGACAGAAGTAAAGTACACAAAGGCGCTGCTTCCAGTTCAAGTGTATAAACCAGCGCAGCTGGTCACCGAACAATGCCATCAACTCACTTTTCATCGCTTTCCTTCTTTTCAGGGTTACCACCTACCTTGGTTCCACCGCGCTCGATGGCGAGCTTGCGGATGGAACGGGCCAACTTGCTGTTCTTGCGGAATGCAAGGGAGTGGGAGACCATTTCCCGGGAACAACCCAGCAAACCGGCTATTTTACCCACCTCACTGTATTCTACCACTATTCGTTCTTTCATAATTCGCTGATAAGTTAAATTATTGTAGCGGGCAGTCGCGGACTCGAACCACGGACCATGGCCTCTCCCTTGCGGGAGTTTGGCGTGTTCTACCAACTGAACTAACTGCCCCGGAAATCTATCGGAGTTCTTGTATGGCATCCTCCGGAACACATATCACAGTCCAAACCTGGCCATCTTTCATATAATCGACATTATATTCACGACCGAAAGTACAAATGTTATAGTCCCAGTCGCGGATTACACCATCAATGACTTCACCGTTCCTCTTGGTGATTCTCACACTTTGTCCCTTTTTAAATTTTGCTTCCATTATATCTTCGTTTTAAGTATATCAATATCAATTACATCCAACACGTTAGATGTTCTTAGGCTATTCACGATAAGGGTGGCTAATACTATACTGTTTTCTGCCATCCACCTCTTTGCTTGCCTGACAGCCACTTCCTTGCTGTACCCATCCGGAATAAAAGCCCCCAGATCATTATAACTCCGATCTGTCAATTCAAAATAATACCGTTTCATAACCTTCTATTTTTCTTCTTTTTATATTTCTCATTGTCACCTCAAGCCTTTTTTGTAGCTTTGGGGCGGTGTTCACACTTTGAACACGCTGCAAATATAAGGATAAAATTTTAACCTAAAAACAAATATGGGAGATATTTTGACCATAAAAGATAAAATTCTTGCCTTTTTAAAAGAGAAGGATATAAAAAAAGTAGATTTCTTTGAGGCTACTGGAATACAATCCAGCAACTTCAAGGGAAAAAATATGGCATCACAGCCTGGCGGAGATATGATAGTTAAAGTTTTAACCCTATATCCGGATTTATCTGCTGAATGGCTAATGAGAGGGGAGGGGAATATGCTTAAATCCAATAATACAGATGTCTCCCAAAATTCATATACTATACACCAAGAAATAAGCCAAGACAATAAGCAAGAAATCGAAAAATACAATGCCCCCCCTGAAATTGTGGATAAACTTCTCTCTACAATAAAAGAACAGGCAGAGGAAATAGGGATGCTCAAACAGACAATTACACAACTTAAACAGGACAAGTCGGGGCGTGTTTCAGATGCGGGGAGTTCAACACTTGCAGGTGCCGGATAAAACGAGTTTTATGGGGTGAAGGGGGTAAAAAGTAACAAAACACTGATTTTTAGAGATATGAATTAAAATATAGGGGAGTAAATAAATATTATCAATGTATTATTTGCCCCCTCAAATAGTTTAAAAACAAGCAAAAACAAGTCCTATCTATATTGTATAGATAGACAAATCGCTAAAAAAATAATCCGAAAATGTAAACCCAAGTGTAAACCCTATTAAAACGTTTCGTTTTTGTAATGGAGAAAATGTAAACCCAAGTTGTAAACCCAAGTGTAAACCCTTTCAATTTTTCCGACTGTTCAAACCGTTCAAAGTAAGTAGCAGCCTCCCATTGATGTACTATTACCGACACGAATACAAAAAAAAGCCGCAAAAAGCGGCTTTATAGACGTTCTAAGGCTGTTTCAGCCCTTTCTGGTGCATGTTATCAAGCGAGACTGAATAATCATTGCACGTTTCGTGTATTTGGCAATGTCATCAACCAGTCCAGCATGTAAAAGACTATTCTTGGTGATCCCGACCTGTTTCTCCGTTAGAGTTTCAAAAATGGCCGATATACTACCAAAATAGATGTTCTTTTTCTCAAAAATCAAATGTACATGGATAACTTTACTCATAATATACGGTATTTATTTCATTGCAAATATACCAAATATCATCTATATGGAATAATTTAGATAAAATAAAAAGGAAAAGCGCACCATGCACTCCCCCACTCCACTTGTATAAACCGATCCGTTTGACTATCTTTGTATATGAGGAAAAAGTAAACCATGGAGAGCAATCGACGACAACACTCCGAAATCTCCCCTATCCCACCTTCAATGTAAAGCATTTCATTTGAACGGCGTTCAAACGAGGCTCAAATGTAAGCCCAATGTAAAGCGATGTAAACGCTTCGTTTTTGCAGCCCATTCTCCCCTACTCCACCCTAACACTTTGAAAACCAAAGCAATCATTCATTTTCAGACCGACCACATATTGACACGCTTCGTTTTTCCCCCCTTACAGAGTACATCTGAAACCGTAGTGACAATATGTAATATCCTGGAATTATCGAACCACTATAAATGATTATGAATATGGGAAATTATAAATGTCAACGCCCTATACATCCGGGTGAATTACTCAAAGAAGAGGTGGGAAATAGAAAATTACCCCAAACTAAGCTTGCTGCACAAACCGGCATCTCATATAAGGTACTAAACGACATCTTGAACTGTCGACGTCCCCTCACAACATCTACAGCATTGCTCTTTGAAGCAGCCTTGGGAATCAGTGCCGGCTTGCTGATGCGAATGCAGCTAGACTATAACATGCAATTGGCTGAAAGTGACCAAACACTCATGGAGCGCTTGAAACAAGTTAGAAAATATGCAGCATTGCTCTAAGCAAAACGTTACTGCAAAACCACTGCATATCTTTTGCAGTACTGCTGCAAACATTTATGCAGTGCCACTGCAACACATTTACAGCGGCACTGCAAAAAAACTTGCAGTAGCAGGAAAATAAGATTAGAAATAGAATCCGAAACCTACCTTCAGACCGAATTTAGAACGGTCGCTATTGACGTTCCAGTAAGCTGCAGGTTCGATGGTCACCGTGCGGGTCAGGAAGAACGCATAACCGGCTTCCAGACCGAAAGAGAACTTGGTATCATCCAAATCATGTCCCCAATCCCAACGGTCCACATTGACATCGGCACCCAGATACACGCCAATCTTGTCGAAATAATAACGTCCACCTACACCCAGCGTATAGACATCGAGGTCAGACCCTCCGGTATTCCAAGCAGCCCCGGCATGCACCAGCAAGGCGATGTTGTCGAGCAGGAAAGCACCTCCCTTGGCTTCAAGGCCAAAACTTGTCTTGTCGGTTCCCGTGTCATGAGAAAATTCCAAACCGGTGATGGACGGGTTCAAAATCCACTTACCTTTTTCAAACTGTGCCTGAGCTGCCACTGTGACAACAAGCAAGCAAACGAATAATGCCAGTTTTTTCAT